AATATCTTCTTCCCAGCTGGAGCGGATAAGAAAACGCTGCATAGCGTGCACTATCAGGCTTGGAAACAAGGGTGCAAGGGTCTATATTATCTACGTACAGAAACATCCAACAAGGCAGAGAATGTCTCTCAGAAAGTAGAACGTGAGAAACTAGACGATATTATTAATCCAAATGCAATCAATTTTAACAACGGAAGCGAACCAGATCAGGATTCATGTATAGCTTGTGAGGGATGATTTTTTAATTTTTTTGCGTTGCTTGCCAAGGCTAAGTATAAATAATATTATCGAATCTAAGGAGGAAGTAATATGCATGATCCAATAGCCGAAGCACTAGGAATGAGACCATTGGGATTTTCTATCGATCCTAACGAAGGTAGAGATCCCAATGAAACTAATGAATGGAGGATGGGCGGTTATATAAATGAAGCGATGTATGAATACCACTCAATTAGAATGACTAAAGACAACCCAATGAAGAATCCTGAGATTGCCAAAAAGGTTTCAGACACTATACGAGAATCTTATGAATCTGGTCGTCGTAAACCTAGAAAAATTACCGACGAAGAAAAGAAAAATCTTTCAGAAAGGATGAAAAAGAGCAATCCGGTTCATACACATCCTGAGAAACATAACTTTAAAAATAACTCTTACGTAAAAGGTCGTAAATGGTATAATAATGGTGAAGAGAATTTATATCTTTATGAAGATGAAGAAGTGCCAGAAGGATTTGTACCCGGCATGAAACCACAAAAACGTAAGAAAAAAGACTAACAGAGGAAAAGAAATGGAAGTATTAATTTACACAAAATCAAATTGCCCGTTCTGTGAAAAAGCTAAAGCTTGGTTTACTCAGCACGGCCATAGCTACACTCAGATTGTATTAGACGACGAAGAACAACGTATGGCGTTTTATCAAAAAATGTCGAACGGTAAGCAAGTTCGTTCAGTTCCTCAGATTTTTATCGACGGTAAACACATCGGCACGTATAATGACTTAATGGCAATTGCTGATAAACTAGTTAAGAAGCAAGGCGGTCTACTTGAGTTTTCAGAAACTTACAAACCATTCCACTATCCTTGGGCTGTCGAGCTTACTACTCGACACGAGAAAGCACATTGGATCGAAGACGAGCTTGACTTATCAGAAGATGTGTCTGACTGGAAGAGTGGTAAGATGACTCCTACTGAGAAAGAGTACATCACTAACATTCTTCGCTTGTTCACTCAGTCTGATGTTGCGGTAGGTCAGAACTATTATGATCAGTTCATTCCTAAGTTCAAGAACAACGAAGTTCGTAATATGCTAGGGTCGTTTGCTGCCCGTGAAGGTATTCATCAGCGAGCTTATGCACTCTTAAACGAAACACTCGGTCTTCCAGATAGCGAGTATCATGCATTCCTCGAGTATTCGGAGATGGCTGACAAGATCGAGTATATGCGGAAGGCCGATACAAACACTCTCAGAGGGCTTGGATTGTCACTGGCTAAAAGCGTGTTCAACGAAGGTGTAGCACTATTCGCTTCGTTCGTAATGCTCCTGAACTTCCAGCGTTTTGGTAAGATGAAAGGTATGGGCAAGGTTGTTGAGTGGTCTATCCGCGACGAGTCTATGCATGTCGAAGGCAATTCAAAACTCTTTAAGGCTTTTTGTAAAGAGCATAGTCGAGTCGTCGATAACGAGTTCAAAAAAGAAATCTATGATATTTCTCGTGATATTGTTGAGCTCGAAGACAAGTTCATCGAGCTCGCTTACGAACTTGGTACTGTTGAAGGGCTTGACAAATCTGAGGTGAAGGAATATATAAGATATATCACGGACAGACGTTTGCTTCAGCTCGGTATGAAGCCAAACTTTAAAGTTAAAGAAAATCCACTACCTTGGTTAGAGTGGGTTCTAAACGGCGCGGATCATACAAACTTCTTCGAGAATCGCGTAACCGAGTACGAAGTAGCTGGATTGTCTGGAAGTTGGGATGATGCTTACGCCGCATAGGTAAGCTTATGATTGATGAAAAGCCGTTTCGAGCGTTAGTTGACAAGCTTAAAGACGAAGGTAAGTATAGAGTCTTTAATGATATTGTAAGGGATCGAGGTAAGTTTCCTCGAGCAACTTGGTACAGTAAGTACTCTCCTAAAACAATAGTCAATTGGTGCTCGAACGACTATCTTTGTATGGGTCAAAACCAATATGTTATAGATGCCATGCAAACGGCTTTAGATAAGACAGGGAGTGGTAGTGGAGGTACTCGCAACATCGGCGGTACCTCTCATTACCATGTTACTCTCGAAAAAGAACTTGCTAAACTCCATATTAAAAATTCTGCACTGCTGTACACTTCAGCTTATGTCGCTAATGAATGGACTCTCATCTCACTAGCTAAAATTATACCTAACATTTGTTTCGTATCAGATAGCAAGAATCACGCATCTATGATCATGGGTATTAAACACAGTGGCGCTAAGAAAATCGTTTTCGAACACAACAACATTGAAGATTTAGAAGCTTCATTGATTCAAGCTCGCGAGGAATGTTATGTTCCTTGTATTGTATTCGAAAGTGTTTATAGCATGGATGGAGATGTAGCACCCATTGAAAAAATTTGTGACCTGGCTGATAAGTACGGCGCTATTACATATATAGACGAGGTACATGCCGTAGGATTATATGGAAACACTGGAGCAGGATATTGTGAAAAACTTGGATTTGCAGTCTCAAACAGAATCGACATCATCAATGGCACGTTGGGTAAAGCGTATGGTTGCCAAGGAGGGTATGTCGCTGGCGATCACGTTGTCATTGATGCAATTCGCAGCGTGGCTTCTGGTTTTATATTCACTACTAGCCTCAGCCCAGTAATGTGTGCTGGTGCTATAGCATCAATACGTTATTTAAGAGATCACAACGAATTACGAGAGCAGCATCAAGAACGAGCTGCGACTCTGAAGCAAATGTTAATCGAAAACGACATCGAAGTCTTCGAAGAAGCTTGCACTCACATCATTCCGGTAATGGTTCGAGATGCTAAACGTTGTAAAGAAATAAGTGATAGGTTACTGAATGTTCACGGAATATATATCCAGCCAATTAATTATCCAACAGTCGATGTGGGTACTGAACGGCTACGAATTACACCAACTCCACTACACACTAATGGTATGATGGAAAACTTAGTAGAAGCACTAAAGGAATCATTCGATTATGTTAAGTAGAGATGCGATAGCTAAGAGCATGACAATGTTTTTTAGATTCTTTGCGGACACTTTCTTCGCAAACCGCTATGGTCATCGAGCAGTTGTGCTCGAAACTATTGCAGGTGTTCCAGGCATGGTTGCAGGAATGTGGATTCATCTCCGCAGCCTACGGCAGGCTAAAACTGGATATGGCCCGCAAATACGAGAGCTATTAGCAGAAGCAGAGAATGAGCGCATGCATCTCATGTTCTTTATTGATATCGCGCAACCGAACTGGTTTGAAAGAACTTTGATCATGATAGCCCAGCTTGTATTCTTTACATTTTATCTCTCCATGTATATCTTTGCTCCAAAACTCGCTCATCGTATGATTCATTATTTTGAAGAAGAAGCAGTTCGAAGCTACACTTCATATATCGAGTTGGTAGAATCTAAAGATATCGACAATCCTCCAGCTCCTCAATTAGCTATTAATTATTACTGCCTTCCTAAAGACGCAACTCTTGTTGATATGCTAAGATGCGTAAGAGCGGATGAACAAAAACACAGTAAAGTAAACTGGGAATACTCAATTTGAAGTGGCTTACTTTATTCACTGCAATACTACTGGCTTCCTGCGCAGCCTACTTTAGTATTGTCGGTCTAATGACAATATTTGCTGGTGCCGCACTGACAGTAATGGTTATGGCTGGAGTTCTTGAGTTCGCTAAACTCGTTAGCGCAGCTTGGTTACACTATGAATGGGACAAAATAAATAATTTAGTCCGGGCATATTTTACCACAGCAGTTTTGATATTAATGTTCATAACTAGCATGGGTATTTTCGGTTACCTTTCAAAGGCGCATATTGATCAAACTGTGCAGGTTGGAGGAAACAATGAACTTAAAATTGAAATGCTCGAAAGAAGAATCCAACGACAGCAGGGTATTATAGATGACTCCGAAAAGGTCGTGTCGCAATTGGACAATGCGGTCGAGATACTACAAGAGTATGACAGGATCCGTGGTCCGGACGGAGCAATTGCTGTCCGTGCTGCGCAAACAGAGGAAAGGGAGTCGCTCAACCGAACTATCGAGAATGCGTACTCTAAGATTGAAACACTCCAGACCGAATTACTCCCCCTTAAGAAACAGCAAATATCTCTTGAGGCTGAGATTGGTCCGCTCAAATACATCACGGAGTTAGTTTATGGAAAAGAAAACGCTAGAGACAATTTTGACCGCGCTGTTCGTGGGATTATCATACTTCTTGTTATTGTCTTTGATCCTCTTGCTGTAATGCTGTTAGTAGTATCGACAGGCGCATTTAAGAGAGATAGACTTAAAATCAAACCACTGATTGACGAAGATCAAATCATGAGGATGGACTTAGATGGAAATACAACCAGTAACGCCGATAAACGAAATGACACAAAGAACACAACCAGTGATGGAGAAACCGATCATAAAGAAAGTAGTCAGGATCGTGCCGAGCATAAATATACAACAGGAGACGACGTACACTTACAATCGGAATGGTCAATTAATATCGACGGTAGTGAGGGGCTTCGAAGTGAATCTTCTGACTTAGAAGAAAAGAGCTCTAGGGGGCTTACAACAGTAATGAATAGGAGACCAGTATAACATGAAAGATGAAGCAAAAGTTGATTTAACAAAAGCACTACTAGGTGGGCCGGCCTTCTATTCCAGACCATCTAGCTATATGCATTCCTTTTACTTGTATGAAATTAGTAGTGCTGAAGCTTACACTGATTGGTTAGATACGATCCGCAATTGCACTGAAAACGATGTTGTAAAAATACACATCAACTCGCCTGGTGGTGATCTACTTAGCACAATACAAATTATAAGAGCGCTTCAGGAAACTCTAGCGACGGTTATTTGTTCGGTTGAAGGGCAGTGTATGTCTGCAGCTACGCTTATCTTCTTACAAGCTGATGTTGTAGAAGTTTCTGAACACTCGATGTTCATGTTCCACAACTACTCCGGCGGTACTTTCGGCAAGGGTGGCGAAATGATGGATCAACTTAAGTATGAAGCTGAGTGGTCTAAAAAGATGTTCGGTGACATTTACGACGACTTCTTAACCGACGAAGAACTCGAAGCAATGTTTAATAACAAGGACATTTGGATGACCGGCGAAGAAGTAACAGAACGAATAAGACAACGAGCAGAACGACTTCAATTAAAACTAGAAGAAGAAGCTGCAACCGAAAAGCCTAAAAGACGACGACGCAATTCGTCTGAATCGGACACCTGACGATGCGCGTCCTTTCTTTCAACCTTTTATGGAACGAGAGAAATGGACGCGTGTTATGATGCAGAAACTTACTTGTGTCCAGATTTACTGGGATTCCAAGAGAAAGTCGTATTCGTTAACGAATCGAGCTTAGTAAGAAATTGTAAAGACTTTGAAGCCGAAGCATGCGCAGTAATAAATTTTAAAATGAAAACGTGCACAATATACTTGAACGGTGTACGAGGGCCAACTGCTTCTGACTTAACACATGAAAGAAACCATTGTAGAGGTTGGAATCATGAAGATATTAATACCGGTGAATACGAAAAAGAACATTGGTTCCCGATAAGGAGATAATATTATGAGTAGTATAACAAAGTATTTGTGGAGAGGCGCAGGATTATTATCTGTAGGTATGGCCTATATCGGTGTTCTTGTCCCTGGTATCCCGACGACTTCTTTTCTATTGCTAGCACTATGGTGTTTTAGTAAAGGTTCACCTGCTCTACAAAAATGGATATGGGAACATCCGACATTTGGTCTCTATGTAAGAAATTGGTCAGAAAAGCGCGTTTACCCTACTAAAGCAAAATATATAATGTTAGCATGCTGCGGTTTTAGTTTCGTTTGGATTTTATACTTGCAACTTAAACTTGTAGCTACTATAAGTATAGGACTCTTTATGTTGTTCTGGCTAGTGTGGGCTTGGCGGTATCCCGGCTCTGTAGAAGAGTACGACCGCCGAGTATCGGAGGGTCGACGCATTGGATGGTTTAAATGAACGAAAAAGATGAAAAGAAAAAAACAATGAATCTACGTGAATTCACTTACAATCTTCGTCGATTACAGCATGCACAACAAATGCAAGACGAGCTTGAGAATATTGAAATGATTGATCGAGTAGTTGAGTTCATGGGAAGTGATCTGCCCGAAGCCGAATATATAATCTATAGAATACAACGAAGGTTGCGCAACGATAGGAAATATTGATCATGAAACAAGTGTACTTAACATCAGAAATTTTTCTAGAAATCCCGGATGATCCTGATAATGTTTTGATGATACTCCCCCCTGAAATTTGTGAAGCAGCCGGACTCGAAACCGGCGATACATTGGAGATTAAAATGAAAGATGAAACGCTTACTATAAATAAAAAACCCGTCCCTAAGATTTACGAGAGTCCAGACGGTGGCAAAACTGTTTACTCTCGTAACTTCGGTTCGAAAGAGCGCGAACTAATCGAGAAACTAGACGAAGAAAACTGAGGTATATTATGAAGAAAGAACTTGAAGGAAAGTAGTGAGAATATTATAGATACTGAGATAGTTGACGAAAAAGCTATTCTTAAGATATTCAAAAAAGATAATCAATATCTTGACGAGTGGGACGACGCTCGAAAGATTAAATTCATTCGTGATTGGAAAGAGAAGGACATGAAAAATGCCAATGAGTCACTATAGGAGATGGGTCGGAGGCCACTGGCCTGAAGTACAAAAGTGGCAACATGACTTCATCACTCAACACCTCTTAGCCTATAACCCATCAAAAACTTTTTTAGACATTGGTTGCGGTTCACTTAGACTTGGATCTAAACTCATCAAGACTCATGATGCGGGAAAGTACGTTGGTCTAGACACCACTCAAGAACTTATTGACTATGGACTAAACTACGAGATCAATCCGACTATACTCGCAGAAAAGAATCCTAGATTTATTATTTCTGACAGATTTGACTATTCTTCTTTAGGAGAAGAAAAGGTAGATATCGCTTGGGCTTATGCTGTTTGGTTTCACGTGCCTGAGTGGCTCCTTCGCCTCGGTCTTAAGAATACACGTGAGGTAATGAAAGACGACGGTGTATTGTTCTCTGGTTTTGGTGGAGAACCGCCAGGTCCAAACTCGGAGATTCCAGACGACGATTATGTTTATGACGATCGCCAGCTAGTTTTCTGGAGATGGGAAGAAGACTTAGCGAAAATATTTAACGAATGCGGTCTTTCGTTTGAGTATAGAGCGGACACCATTAAAGGTGGTTACTTAGTTCGAAGCGTTAAAATCTAAAGGTGTTACATGACAGCTAAAAACGACATCACTGGCGACACACTTAAATCGAAAGTCAGTAATAAAAAATACGATGAAGGATGGGATAGGATCTTCGGCAAGAAGAAAAAGAAAGAAGAAAGGCCAGTGCATCCTGCTGAAACTCGATATCCTCATTTGAAAGAATGATTACGATATACGGAACTCGTGGATGCGGCTTTTGTAAAACAGCAGTTGAAAAATGTCGCAAGAATAGATTAAAATATGAATACAAAGATGCTTCGATAGTTAAATATTATAAAGAACTTCAAGCGTTCGGTGTAGATACTCGATCTATGCCTCACGTGTTCGTTAACGAGCAGTACTTAGGAAGCTATCATAATCTCATAGAGTATATTCAAAAGACGAGGATTAAGTAGATGCAATGGCCAGAATCAGAACATTGGAATGGTGGCGTCAAAAAATCGTTTCAGTTTGATAACGGCTATGGCGCATCATTGGTTTGCTGCCCAGGATCCTACGGATATGAAGAAAACCTTTGGGAATTAGCTGTTATTAAGAACGGCAATCTTTGTTATGATACTCCGATCACAGATGATGTTATCGGTTATTTGAATGACCCAGAAGCAGACGAAATTTTAGAAAGGATTGCACGACTACCTCCACTCGCCGTGCATTAAATCACTGAGAATAAAAAGGAGAATACAGTGGCTAAAATGAAAAATGATCCTTTAAAGCTTCGACATGAACCTATTGTTAAGGGAACATGTCAAGGTAGGGGATTAACTAAAACTTCATCTATGAATAAACATAAAAGACGCAGTTATAAAAAATATAGGGGGCAAGGCAAGTAATGTACGAGTACAGAGCAAAAATTAACAGAGTAGTCGACGGTGACACTGTTGATGTAGATATCGATCTTGGTTTTGGTATAGTATTATCAGACGAACGAGTTCGTATCATGGGCATTGACACTCCGGAATCTCGTACTCGCGATAAGGTTGAAAAGGTGTTTGGTCTTGCTTCGAAAGCGAGATTGAAGTCTTTACTAGGCAAGACTGCGGTTTTAAAAACTCAGGTCGCTAAAGACGGTGAAGATATGAAAGGTAAGTTTGGGCGCATCTTAGGCGATTTCGATGTCTATGATGCAAACAAAGACGCTTGGAGACCAGCAACTGATGTTTTAATTGAAGAAGGTCACGCTGTTGCTTATTTCGGGGGAAGTAAGGAAGAGATTCAAGCGAAGCACATGGTCAATCGCGAGAAACTACTACGTGAAGGTGTAGTATCAAAGGAAGACTATGATAAAGCTATACTTCTTATGGAGAAGAAACAGAAGTAATAACATGTTTCCATTTAAGATAGCTATACTACTAAATGCTGTACTCCTCACGGGGTGCAGCATTTTTGTTATAGAGCATGAAGAAGGCAACTTACCTCATATTGAAATCAATGAAGCGCGTTACGTGTGCCCGAACGGAGACGTAGACGTAGACGTCGATCGAGACGAGATGGTATTCACCTGCAAAATAAAATTTTGAAAAAAATAGTTGACATTTTCATTTTGATTTGGTATAATAGCAGTATATCAATGAGGAATCGATTATGTTCAAACCTTTGCTTACTCCATATCAGATGCTAGAACTGGGTGTCTTCGATGGAGATTACTTTAGCGGGGATTTCAGTGACTTTGATTTTTCCCCCACAGTGTCTACTTCAAATCTCTTTATGGAAGGCGCTTCACAGCCAAAAGAGGTATGGCTAGAAAAGGGCTGGATCACTGAAGAAGACCCATACGGTTGGTTCCAATGGTATACTCGTTACTATCACGGACGTCGCATTCCAGAGCTCGATAATTGGCAGATTGGCCGATACAATTCTTTTACTGCTCGGCATGGAGCTCAGGTACGCAAGAACGGCAACGGCGACTTGTCTAAGCGAATGAAGCAACGACAAGCTCTCCTTCACTGGGGTGCCGATCCTATTCCAGATCTTGATATGTTGCCTGAAGAAAAGATCAATTTTCTATTCGTCAAAAAACAGTTGACAGATACATAATACTATGTTATAATGATTCATGTAATGAACATTCGTCCATCAAATGTAATATAGATGATACAATTATGACTATGCATATCTTGAGAGGTACACCCGGCCTCAACACTAAAAAAACAAAAGCTAAACTTACTAAAACGAAACTTGAGCAGCTTAAAACAGAATGGCGTGCTCACAATAAGCGAATGAAGCAATCAGGTAATCATGACCTACGCTATTCTAGTCTAGACGACTATATTAAGTATTGTTACGGAAACACGAAATTCAAAAAGGAGTTTAAAGAATATGCGCCGCCGTCCACACCATCGTATCGCGAGACACAACAGTACCCTTCAGCAAGCATCTCGCCGTCGCGAGCAGATGCGCTTGCGGGAGCAACAGCAAGAAAAGAACCTCAGCGATACACAGGAACCCTCGTCAAAGGAATAAGCACAATGCATAAAAGTAACGCTGTGCCGATTATTGATGAGCGAGAAGCTAAAGAACATGCTGCTATGCGCCGCTGATTCTGTAACACTTTGATACAAAAAACAATCCCTTTAGAATCAATAACTTATGATTTTCCACACATAAGTTATTGATTTCGTTGACAAAACTTTTTTCAAAAAACAGTTGACATTTGCTTTGAAGCCGTATATAATGGTTCCATCAAATGAAAGCAGGAATGAAAAATATGATCTCCATCGAAAACACCACCAGGTCTTACTCTGGTCGCCGCGGCTGTATGTGTGGCTGCAACGGTACTTACAACGAAAGCGTTCGAGCTCGCAAAATGGCGATCACTCAGTTGATGAAGAACTCTGAAGTTCGTATGAACGTTTGGGAAAGGAATGACGGATCGATCGACGGTTGCATCTTTGTTGATACTGACACTCGTAGTCGAGTATTGTACTTGAATGCTCGTGGAGTTAACGAAGCCCGTGCTATGGGAATCAAGGAGGAAGTATAATGTCAGAAGTAAAATGGTACGCTCGTGGTGAAATGGGCGAGTACGTTCTAGAAGTGGTTGAAGCGATGATCAACGAGTCTATCAACATGGACGCCTTCATTTCCTCCCTCAGCTTTGTGGGACTAAGTGAACAGGATATCATGGACGTCTACGCATCAGAAGTTCTAGGAGTGTGACATGAGCGAGTTGAGAAACACCATCAACAAGCGAATGGATGTCCTCCAAGCTTGGATGGAAGCTAACTATCATCTTAAGCGCCCAGAAGTTGTGATTGAGCACATTGAAACGATCAGTAAGCTCTGGTCTGTATTAAGTGAAGAAGACCGTGACTACATTCAGTGTGCTCGTCACGCTATTGAAGAAAAAATGGAATGGGTACTATGACTGAATTTACAGAAGCAGTTGAAAAGCGGCGCTTGATGATTGAAGCAGAAGAGTGGGCTAAACTCGTAGAAAACATGCATTGCCACGGACTAACGAGCATGTGGTATGAAACTCCGGAATCTCTCGAGATTTCTAAAGGAAAGATGGTGACTGATATTACGTACAACGACGGTCACATTGAGCGAACTATCGGTGGTAAACTAGTGTACACGTTTGGTGAACCTTTGAAGGGAGAAGAGCTACTCGACAAGTATGTAAAAGTCGGAAGATAAGTTATGCATAATCGTAATATCCCGCCTCTTTCTTACGTTTTAATCGTTGTTGTTCTTTTACTTGCGGTTTGGAAGATTCCTCCTTGGGAGCTTTTATTCGATAACGAAGAGACTGTAAGCGCAAATGAAAGCGTATCACCTCATCCTCCCGTTATCATGGAAGCACTCGAAAAAGAACTTATTACGTTAGAAGAACAAGATGAAATCGAATGTATGGCAATCAACACATATCATGAAGCTCGGGATCAATCCGTCGCCGGTCAGCTTGCTGTCATGCACGTCGTTCTTAATCGTGTAGCGAGTCCTAAGTTTCCAGATAGCATATGTGGTGTTGTTACTCAAGGACCTACATACGTGAATTGGTTAGGTAATACCTGGCCTGTTCGAGATCAGTGTCAGTTCAGTTGGTATTGTGATGGAATGAGTGATACCGCTGAAGATGTTGAGTCGTACAAAAAGATTAAGAAACTTGCTGATCAAGTAGTTACTACTGAAACTTTTGACATTACTGAAGGCAGCACTTACTACCACGCCGACTATGTAAAACCGAATTGGCGAAAGCAGTTTCGTCGAGTCGTAAAGATCGATACCCATATTTTTTACGCTCCTTAAGACTATAAATACCTCTATTACGTGATTAATAGAGGTATATCATGGTCATTGCAGGTGTGGACTATAGCTTGACTAGTCCTGCGATTTGTGTTCATGCTGGAAAAGAGTGGAGCTACGACAATTGTAGGTTTTATTATCTAGTAAACAAAGAAAAGCATTTAGAAGTAGAGGATGAGAGATATGTTCCAACACTATATCCCAACTATTCAGAAGACGTTGATCGATTTCACTTATTGTCTGAATGGACAGTGGGAAATATACTTAGTGATTCCGCTGATCTTGTTGCTCTAGAAGGATACGCTTTCGGAGCAGTGGGTCGAGTTTTTCAGATCGCCGAGAACGGCGGCTTGCTTAAATATAAGCTGTGGGAACAAGAAATTCCGGTTTCAAACTATCCTCCTACGATGATTAAGAAGTTTGCTACCGGTAAAGGTAATGCAAATAAAGAAATGATGATAGAATCATTTGAGAGTGAGACTGGAGTAGACATTCGAGAGAAATGCGGAGTAACAAACAAACAATGGAATCCTATTAGTGATATCGTTGATGCTTATTATATTGCTAAGTATGGTTTTTATCAGGAATTGGAAAAATGAAATATACTATTTCAATTTATAGATACAACCCAGACACAGACGACGCACCTTACATGAAAGACTATGACTTCGAAATATCCGAAGGGTCTGACATGATGGTGCTCGACGTGTTGATTGCGCTAAAAGAGCAAGACTCTCAACTAACTTTTAGGCGCTCATGTCGCGAAGGCGTCTGCGGTTCTGATGGCATGAACATCAACGGGACGAATGGTTTAGCGTGTGTGACACCAGTCTCGTCACTTAAAGGAAATAAGATTAAGATTCGACCTTTACCGGGAATGCCTGTAATTCGAGATCTTGTTGTTGATATGAGCCAGTTCTACGCAGCTTACGAAAAAGTTCAACCATATCTTATTAACAATGAACCGACTGGCGGTATTGAAAGATTACAGAGTCCAGAAGATAGGGCCAAGCTTGATGGTTTGTATGAATGTATTATGTGTGCATGCTGCTCTACAGCCTGCCCAAGCTTCTGGTGGAATCCTGACAAGTTTTTAGGACCTCAAGCAAACTTAGCTGCAGCTAGATTTTTACTCGATAGCCGAGATAAAGGAACAGAAGAAAGACTTGCAAAGCTTGATGATCCATTTAGTGTATTCCGCTGCCATGGTATTATGAACTGTGTAAGCGTGTGTCCTAAAGGATTAAATCCCACTAGAGCTATAGGACATATTAAACACATGCTACTTGAAAGAGGATTATAAAATGATAGTAATATTTAACGGTCCGCCCGGATCTGGAAAAGATGAAGCAGCGTCATACTACAAAGAAAACTTTGGTTTTGGAAATCTAAGTTTTAAGTATCAATTGTTCAAAGAAACTATTGCGCACTTTGGCGTTGATCGTGATTGGTTTATGGAAGGATATGAAGATCGTTCTTCTAAAGAGCGAAAGGAAGTTGTACTCGGTGATCGTTCTCGCCGAGAAGCTTTGATTCACGTTTCCGAAGATATCATCAAACCTACTAAAGGTAAAGCTTACTTCGGTGAGCAGGTTGCTGCCGAGATCGAAGATAACAATCATTACGCGATTGCTGACGGCGGGTTTGTCGAAGAGCTACAACCTCTAATCGAAAGAGTAGGTGCTGAGAACATCTTTCTTGTTCAACTTACTCGCGACGGACATGACTATTCTTCTGATTCCCGTCGGTACTTCAACGGAATACTTTTTAAAGAGTACACTATTAATGGCGCAACAGCTATCGATAAACAATACGTTCTTCCGGAAGAACTGAACATTCGTACATATCGTATACATAATAATGGATCAATTCGAAACTTTCATTCTGCATTAACTGACATTTACAATGGGCTTAATCATGAACTCTATCTTAAACAAGCTGCAAGGGATGCCGACTCCTAACGTAGTCAACCTTAAAGAATGTGCTGATCGACGTGAATACACCATGAACGAGTTTCGTAAACTCGGTGTGAACAACGTTAACATGCATTCTTATGATCGATATGAAAACGATCCTGTTCCCTATGTCGGTGAACAATCTCTTATTGATACTATTACTAAGGGTGTTACTTCATCTCATTTACTTACGATTAAGTGGTGGCTAGAAAACACCAGTGAACCTGTAGGCATCTTTTTCGAAGATGATGTAGACTTCACTACCGTACATCATTGGAGCTTTACGCTGCAAGAATTCATTGACAGGTGTGGTGACCAGTGGGGCGCTTTACACCTGTGTAACGTGTTTGAGTATCCTTATGATGTTGATAACGAGTATCCAGCTATGGTACCACGCCGTAGACAGCTTTGGGACCACGGGCTTCAGTGTTATGTACTTAAAAGATGGTATGCCGAAAAGATTGTTAAATACTACTTTGACGAATGGGATGAAAAGAAAGCTATTCATATCCGCATGCCTCTTGGCGCGCCTCCTTCATTTGAAAATAATGTGATGCACGGGTTCGGACTCGCGATAAGCTTTCCTCTTTTCAACCAGAATGTATTCGACTTCAGGTCTAAGAATATATACTACTACAACAAACAGGCTCAGTCAGCTATCTACTCACACGAATTTATCAAGGACTGGTGGGAAAAGAAAGGTAGCAAAATGGACCTCGAAGAAATTTTTAATAATGAACGTGAAAATCATAAAAAATATGGAGAATTAACACTATGAGTTGTATTTACAAAGGTGAAGTAATTGAGACTGAACTATCTAAGAACTCGTGGGGTGGTACAGAAATGATGCGTCAAAGACTTATCGAGAACGTCGACAAGTCTCTTTTGGAAAATGTGGCTATTCACTTATCTCGTCCTCGTGAGATTTATGAAGATGTAGCAAACATTCTTTGGTGCCACGACCTCGCAGAAGACCCTGAAAATAAGATTCTATTAGACGGCGGTTGGGACAAGTTCGATTACTTTGTATTTGTTTCTGCGTGGCAACGAGATCAGTATATCATGAGATTTGGTATTCCCTATTCGAGATGTACTGTAATTCATAACGCAGTAGAGAAACAATACGCGCCTCAACAAAAAGACTTGGAAACAATTCGATTTGTTTATCATACCACTCCACATCGAGGCCTCGAACTTCTCGTTCCAATCTTCGAAGCACTGGCGAAAGAGTTTGACAACATTCATCTTGACGTTTATTCGTCTTTCGGAATCTACGGATGGGAAGAACGAGACGAAACTTATTCTGGCTTGTTCAAGCGAATTGAAGCGCATCCCAACATGACTTATCATGGTGCAGTTTCAAACAATGAAGTACTCGATGCTCTTCAAAACGCTCATGTATTTTTGTATCCAAACATTTGGAAAGAAACATCTTGTATTGCGTTGATCGAAGCTATTAAGAGCCAAATGTTGTGTATTCATCCGAATTACGGTGCTTTGCCTGAGACCGGATGCAACGCAACGATCATGTATGACTTTAACGAAGATGCTCAAGTCCACGCCAACTACGCTTTTGCTGTCACGAAGCAAGTACTTCAAACTATGAGAGCAGACCCTAACTACTTCCACGGGTTTACTTACTCTGATCGTTTTAATCTTGCTCGAAACAACATCCAGTCCTTCACGACCGTTTGGACTGCTACACTATCGAGATTTGCGCAACAAAACAGTTGACATTTTCAGTGAAGCGGGTTATAATATAACCTCAATTTCACTATGGACTAAACTATGGCTATTCTAGTTGACTACAACCAAGTGATGCTGGCGAGTTTATTCGCTGGCATCGGTAATCACACTGACATGGATGTAGATGAAAATCTTCTGCGTCACATGTTTCTTAACTCAATTCGCTTTAATCGTAAAAAGTTTCACGATGAGTACGGCGAGATTGTACTATGCGTCGATAACAAAGATGTCTGGCGGCGAGACTACTTCCCGTACTACAAAGCAAACCGCAAAAAGTCTCGAGATGAGTCTGAGCTCGACTGGAACAAGCTGTTCGAGTCGATTCATCGTATTCGTGCTGAGATCGAAGAGTTCTTCCCGTATAAGGTGATCAGCGTCGATCGATGCGAGGCTGATGACATTATCGCTACCGTTGTTCATGAGTATGGTACTGAACTTAACATGGGCTCTGAAAAGTTTTTGATTCTATCTGGTGATAAAGACTTTATTCAGCTTCATGGATATGCTAATGTTGATCAGTATAATCCGGTCATGAAAAAGTGGATTCGAAATGATAATCCAGATAAATACCTGCAGGAACATGTTCTGAAGGGTGATGTTGGTGACGGAGTCCCTAACATCCTTTCTGCCGATAACTGCCTTGCTGTTGGTGAAAGGCAGCGTCCTATGACTAAGAAGCGCATGTCAACTTTCTTCGATACTTCGAACATGGATGAAGAAACTCGTCTTCGCTATAATCGAAACAAGAAGATGATTGACTTATCTGAGATTCCTGAAGAATACAAAGAGCGCATTCTTGAACAATACAACAAAGAAAAAGGAATTGGACGGGAACACCTGTTCAACTTCTTCATTAAGAAAAAATTGAAGAATCTCATTACAGACATACAGGATTTTTAATAATGGCTATCAAACTAGCAATTTCTGAAGTTCTATCAGAAACAGCTAAATTCAAATCGAAACTCGAGAAGGTCGAGTTCCTACGACAAAATGATTCAGTTCCTCTGAGAACGATTTTAAGACTCATCTATGACGAGACTATCGAGTTTCTCTTACCAGACTCTGCTCCACCTTGGAAACGAAATAAGCTTGTCGACGCACATACGATGTTGTATCGTGAAGCGCGGCGATTGCGTATTTTCGTGAAAGGTGGAGGTTACGACGACATTAAACAAGTAAAGCGAGAAGCACTGTTCATTAGTCTTTTAGAAGATATTATGAATGAAGATGCAGAGCTACTAGCTAATAATATGTTATCTCACAAACCAGTGAAAGGTGTTACTAGGAAAACAGTAGAAGAAGCGTTTCCTGACCTGTTCACTTCTCCTATCAAGCTCGGATAAAGGAAATAGTTTTTCAAATGGCTAAGCGTTATAAGGATATTCGTGACTCTTATCTTGATGATTGGGAAGACATCCGTAGGGAAGATCGTCAACGCGAAAAGCAAAAAGGCAAGCGTCGTAGAAATAACCGCAAAGGAAAGCATAACGAGAAGTTTCAGAACTTTAAGGATTTTTCTGACGACTATTAAAAAACAGTTGACATTTCATCAAAACGTTGTTATAATGGTAGCGTAAAATGAAATGGGAATGATTATGAAAGAAAAAGTGATTTTAGTTGATTGTGACGGTGTTCTGTTGGACTGGGTGTATTCCTTCGGACAATGGATGAAGCGTCACGGATATGTTGAACAATGTAATGATACCTACAGTATCGATCAGCGCTACGGTATCGACCGCGCTGAAGGCAAGAAATTGGTTCGTATGTTTAACGAGTCTGCGTGGATTCGTAAGCTACCTCCGTATCTTGATGCCATTAAGTATGTGAAGAAACTTCATTCAGATCATGGATATATCTTCCACGCTATCACGTCTTTAAGTAACGACGACTACAGCCAACACTTACGTACTAAGAACTTAATTGAACTGTTCGGACCTACTGTTTTCGAACGCTTCACCTATCTTGACACTGGCGCTGATAAGGACGAAGCCCTCAAGCTATACGAGGGAACAAATTGCATCTGGGTTGAGGATAAACCTGAAAACGCAGATGAAGGTCTTAAGAATGGCTTAGATAGCATTCTGATGCACCACAGCCACAACACAGATTATGTAGGTGAAGCTAAACGAGTTTACAACTGGAAAGAAATTTATGAATACGTGGTTGGTTGAATTATAAATAATGTTATACAGGATATGGGATAACTGATGCCAATCTATTCTTTTAGAGATAAAAACACACAAGAAACTTTCGACAGAGTCATGTCTTATGACTCTAAGCTTGAATTCCTCGAAGAAAATCCTCACTTAGAATCTATTATAACTTCAGCACCGAGTATAGGTGATTCGGTGCGTCTTGGTTTGCGTAAGCCAGACCAAGGATTTCGTGATGTCCTTAAAAACATTAAGTCTAACAAGGCTTATTCAAACAACAAAATCAACGATTTTTAAAAGCAGTAAAATCCTTGATTTTGATAAGGAGGCTTTATATGTCGAGACAACGTCGCTTAACTGCAAAAGAGAAGCGTAGACAAGAGCGTGAGAAGAACGTAACTTTAAATTCCAAGTTTAGCATGCGACACATTAAACCTATCACACAAACACAGGAGGATATGTTTTACGAATATCAAAGCGGAAAAAATATTGCTGCAATAGGTACAGCAGGAACGGGTAAAACTATGTGTGCGTTATATCTCGCACTGCAAGATGTTTTATCAAACGATGGATACGAACAAGTAGTAATCGTTCGTTCTGCAGTGCAAACGAGAGAACAAGGCTTTATGCCAGGATCTCAAGCACAAAAAGAAGCAGTCTATTCTATCCCTTATTCAGATATTACGTGTGATTTGTTTGGTCGTGGAGATGCTTGGGATATTCTCAAACAAAAACGCCAAGTTAAGTTTATGACATCATCTTTTGTAAGAGGATTGACGTTTGACAATTCGATCATTGTAGTAGATGAGTGCCAGAGTATGACCTATCATGAACTTGATAGTATCATCACTCGAGTCGGCGAGTCTTCGAAGATTATCTTCTGTGGAGATACTCGACAAGACGACCTAGCAGGTTCTCGAAATCGTAACGACGTTTCAGGCCTTGCTTCATTCATCAATGTACTTAAAGGTATTCCTTCATTCGCGCTTATCAACTTCGGAGTCGAGGACATTGTTCGCTCAGGCCTCGTAAAGGAATATATAATTGCAAAGGAACGATTTGAATCTAAAGGCAGCGTTCGCTCGATAGCGGCATAAACTAAGGAGGGGGTGGCTGCCCTTCGGGGCAGCTACTCAATTACATTATGGCAAAATATGCAGTTAAAGTTCCACTCGGTCATGAAGACGACGACTTGTTATTCGTTACCGAAGGAGATACTAAATTTAAACTAAGACCCAAAATGTTTGACACCGTGGCACAGGCACAAGAACATGCAGAACTATGGGGTCCTAAGGCTGTCGTTGTAGAACTTGACGACGATTACGAGATACTACTATGAGTACACAAGAAATTCAAAACTATAAGCTAAACTGGCTTAGCAACAAATGCTTCCGTGTACCTGTTACATCAAGCGATGGCGAGCATTATCAATGGTTGAAAGAAAATATCGATGAAAGAGTTTGGGAAATGTCTGTTCATCCTAAAACAAAGAATCCTACTTTCTTTTTCCAGAACGCAACTGACGCAGAAAAATTTAGAGAGCAATTTAGAGGCGAATCACGCACAGTTGACATTGGCTAATTATTGTGTTATAATTAGCGCATTATTACTAAATAGGTTATATTATGTTTACCCACTTTGATCATGGGATTGATCTACCGACACTTACTCGCAAGACAACAGAATCTGGTCGCCGATACTTCACACCTACCGGGGAAGCTTATCCTTCAGTTACTACTGTCCTTGGCATTCTTGGTAAAAAGGAACTAATGGAGTGGCGAAAGCGAGTAGGAGAAGACAAAGCGAATCAGATTTCGCGTCAAGCGGCCACGCGCGGAACTGCAGTACATAAACTTTGTGAAGACTATCTCGACAACAAAGAAGATTATTCTAAAAAGCACATGCCTGCTAACATTCACATGTTTAACACCATGCGCTCAGTGCTAGATGAGAAAATAAATAATATATGGTTCCAAGAAGCTTTTCTCTACAGTGATGAGCTACAAACAGCAGGACAGGTTGATTGCATTGCCGAGTTCGAAAACGAATTGTCAGTGATCGACTTTAAAACTTCACGTAGACCGAAAAGCCCTGATAAGATCCAAAACTACTTTATGCAGGTATCTTTCTATGCTAAAGCATTCGAAGAACGCACAGGCACTCCTATCAAGAAAGGTGTAGTCCTAATAGGAGTTGACGACTCGGAGCCTCAGATCTTCGTTATCGATACTGAGGAATACATCGAACACTTTAAAGCCGTAAGAGAGGCGTATAGGAATCTTTATGAAAAGGACAAGGTACGTAATAGCTGATGACGATATGGGAATATTCTTAGGCACATACAACGGTGAAGATTTCGGCGACGAAAATGATAACCGGGTCTACATTTGTTTTGCTTCACAGAATCCTTTTGGCTTAACGAGTTCATGTTCTTTCAACACAGAGGCTGCGGCCAAGTTTTTCATTAGAAACGCGTTTCCTCCAAGTAAAAGAGAAGGACTTAAGATATTGCCAGTTGAAACTGATAATGACTATCCGAGCGCTATCGATCTAATCAAGTCAGGCTATGGTGAATTCACTCATGATATGATCGACGGTCTATTTGACGAACAATCATTAAGTACAATACATTAAATTATGGAAAAAACTAAACTAGTTAACGACGCTTTGATGTTAGCGGTAAAAGCTCACGGAGATCAGCGTCGTAAATATACGGGTGAACCTTATGTTGTTCATCCTGTTCAAGTGTCAGAAATAGTCGAAACAGTAGAACACACGCCAGAAATGGTAGCAGCTGCTCTACTGCACGATGTAGTAGAAGATACGAACATAACCCTGCAATATATCGAAGATCAGTTCGGTGCTGTTGTAGCCGAATACGTACATTATTGCACGAACGTATCTGAGAAGAAAGACGGTAACCGGGCTTTTCGCAAAAAGATGGATGCCGATCACTTTGCTATGGGACCTGCTGAGTCTCAAACTATTAAGATAGCAGATCTGATCTCAAATGCTGAGAGCATAGTCCTGCACGATCAAAAATTCTTCCACACAGCGTTCAAGCATGAGAAAAAGTACATGCTAAGCGTTCTCACCAAAGCAGACCCTATCCTGCGCGAAGCTGCAGAAAAATACCTCGAAAGCCATTGGCATCAGGCCATATAACTTTTTGATCTAAGGCAACCGGTTCCTTATTCCAAAATGATCTAAAAAAATAATCCCTTTCATGGTATAATGGCTCCATCAAATGAAAACAGGAATGAATTTATGAAAGCTCACGTATACTTCCACAACCGCAACGGTGATGTCAAGCGAGTTGCAGAAGTCACTATTCCTAATGGGTTTGACACTAATGAGGCTCTTGAGTCTGTCTACATGCGGCTTCAGAACATTCGTGGTTCTTGGTCCTTCGGTCCTTTGTTCGAGGGTCAGGCTGATCTTGAGGGTCAACCTAATTACGATCATTCGGATGCAGTGAAGTTCGTCGGCAAGCATCCTCAGAACCTCAAAGGTGAGAAGCTCGGTGAGCGATCCATGATGATTGGTGATCTGATCACTTTGAATGGGAAGACTTACGAGGTTGCTCCCTTTGGATTTGACGAGTATAAGGAGGCAGTGTAATGAGTCGTAATGTTCTTTTCGTGGCTGGTCTGATCTTAGTGTATATGAGCGCTTTCTATCTGTATGGAGTGATGGTATAATGACTGTGTATGTGCTTGTGTTGAAGGGCTGGACGGACTCGGAAATGATAGGCGTGTTCGCTACCGAAGAGGCTGCTCTAGCTCGCGGTAATGAACTCGAAGAAAAATGCTCTGAGTATGACATGGATGTTTATGTGTATGAGATGGAGGTTCAGCAATGAAATTAAATGAAAAAAAAATTGAAAAAACAGTTGACATTTGTTTTGAACTAGATTATAATGGCTCCTGTAAATTAAACTAATTGAGGAAATTTTGTTATGGCACACATGATCGAAGAAATTAACGGCGTTGCTCAGATGGCTTATCGCGAGTCTGCTGGTCTTCCTTGGCACGGACTGGGTACTCCTGTCTCTGACGACATGACTCCCGAAGAAATGATGAAAGCCGCTGGTCTTGACTGGTCTGTTCGTCTTCAAGACTCTTTCATCGAACTAAACGGTGAAAAGGTTCCCACTGGCCAGCAAGCGCTGGTTCGAGAAACTGACGGTAAGATTCTTACCAACGTCGGTGGCAAATGGAATCCTTGCCAAAACGCTGAAGCTTTTGACTTCTTCACTGATTTCGTCAAAGCAGGCGACATGGTAATGGATACTGCCGGTTCGTTGAAAGACGGCCAGATGGTTTTCGCTGCAGCTGATGTTCGAGATGGTTTCGAACTCTTCGGTGGTGACGAGGTCAAAGGTTACCTTCTGTTCTCTAACCCTCACGTCTATGGTCGCTCTATTGATGTTAAGTTCATCATGACTCGAGTGGTTTGTAACAACAC